CCACATAATCCCCCATATCAGCAATCCTGATACGAGTAATGTTGTTCAATGCATAGCCTCTTGCTTTAAATGATTCTACGACAGATTCGAATTTTTCATAAAGTTCTCGAATCTCCAAAAATAAAGAGGTAGCATCAATAAATGCCTTTTCATTATTAATATATTGGTCCTTATCTTTTGGTGATAATTCTCGTGAATAATTTTCTGTATAATCGCGCCATAATTTTCCACGAACTTTTTCTACATACATTTCCATGTAGCGCACAATAGCATGCAACTCGACTCTACGTTCGTCATAATAACTCATCCAGGTTGCTTGTTCGTAATTAGCTAATTCCAGTCGCTTGCCTTTAATAATTAGATTTTTTTGAAAATCTGACAGATAACCCTCGTATGTTTCTACAATCTTTGGTATATTGGTTATGCTATCTCTAACAGAGTTAAGAGCATCACTCATTTAATGCAATGTCCTTTTTTTATACAGTATATCGTTAACTTCATCAGTATCTATACCTTCGTCGCGCAACATATCCAGTAGCCGTTGATTAATTTGTTCGTTTTCACCAAATACGATATCCAAATCATCACCGATTTGAACGCTATCAGCTAAATCGGATAAAGTTTTGTTTAACGCGGATACAGAATTCTTGGAGGTTGATTTTCTGATTTGGTCCATTCTATGTAAGAAATGGACCACAGTTTCTTTTGATTCGCTGTCAATAATTTCAAACGGTATACCAATTGTCAACAATCGTGTTGAGGGTGTATCATGATCGTTTATATCTGATGAGTCTAATATATGAGCGATAATTACAATCATGTCCTTGGAATTAGCGTCAATGCTATCCCACAAAATGTTCTCTATAGGCTCATCAAGAAATTCTATAATAGCTTCATATACGAAATCTATTCTAGATGAAATTATATCAGTTGCTTGATTGAAGGCTTGATCGCGTTGATCAATAAGTTTGAGTAATTCGGTTATCACAGCTATCCTTTTTTATTATTATGTTATTAACCTGTTTAATAATTTTACATTAAACTTGGATAGTAATCAACATGGCCGCGGAACTATAAATCAAATAAATGGCGAGGGGGGCTCGCCATTTATTTTTATTCAGATGCAGAATCTACCAACGATTTGCGTTTAGCCTTCATAGAGACTTTATCCACTTGATCTTTATCAATTTCATCTGGATCGACTTTAGTACTTAGATACACGTTACTTAATGCTTCAGCTCTAGTTAAAATTTCTTTAGCATCCATATCTTTTTCGTACCAAGTTTTTTCATCTCCAACGTATGCATATCGACTGCCACGTTTTTCAACTACACCCAAATTTACGGCTGCTTCTAGCAATCCTGATAGTGGATCCATACCTGTATCATAAGGAACTTCTACGGTCACTGTTTGGAAAGGTTTAGTGAATCGTGTTTTGAATCCTTCAACTTTCATGCGGATACCTGTCACTTCCTTTTTATCGTCTTTTAATTTGAGTTTAGTTAGTAGAATGATCTGCGATAATGCATAGCGAATAGCTTGGTTAACCACCCATACACCTTCTCCTGCAAGAATTTGCTGCGCAGTGGCTTGATACACCTGAGCTGTGACTGCCATCGCAATGTTTTTACCTTTGATAGCTTGAACAAATTGCCGTAGCATTTGTTTTAATTGTTTAGCACGCAACCCCTGGTCGCTAGACGAGTCACCTTTAGCAAAGTGTTCAGCTTCAGATTCAGTTGATAACATATCCAAACTATCGATAGCTATGAATATAGGAGGTGCGTCATCAGCATCTCCATATTCTGCGGTATACCCCTTTATGAATGATGATACTACTTTGATAACTTGTGGTATAGTCGTTACTGACTTGTACATATAGTTATCATGTACATTAACACCAATCTTACTCATATAATCATCATCTAGTGCATTTTCTGAGTCGATTACTAGAATAAAGGCACCTGCATCTTGAGCACTTTTAACAGCATTTCCTATTATAAAGCTCTTACCAGACCCGGAAGGACCAACAATCCCAGTCAATCTACCTTGAGGAATACCTCGCATAAAGCTACCTGATAGGATTCTATTTAAGCAATAATTACCAATGGGATACCAGTATCGTGGTGGTTCAGCAGATCCACCAATACCTTCTTCTTTATCCATTATTTTTTCAAAATCTTTAAGAAAGTTCATTGTCATATTTATTTCCTTTATTGTTTTATTATGAGAATATGTGCCATCACGGCGATGGCACATATTTAAAAATGAACTTATTTAATTTGATTTGGCACGACGTTTACGAATTTCTTCAAGGATACGTTCAGCGTCCTCATCATCTTCATCATCGTTGTTAGTGTCTTCCGCCATTGATGGTTTAGCAATTTTGTTTGGAACTGGTTTTGTTACTAGGATATCATCATTCTCATCTTCTTTGGTAGCTTTACGGTCAGATGTTTTGTACTCAGTGCCATTCATCGCTGCCTCCAACATAGCTTCAACCTTCTCAATACCTGGATTTTTAGGTAACAACGTAGATAAAGTTGCTAGTTGACTTTTGACATTTGCGATAGTTTCCTCATCTAGTGCACTTGAGTGTTTTACAAATTTACTCGTCGCATATGATGCATATTCACCCTGTTCCTTTTTCTTGATAACAAAGTTTGTACCTAACTCATAATCAAATGGGATATCTTCAAGGTCACCATCTTCAAATGCTGCTTTGATTAAATCGTATATCTGACTACCAAGAGCCACGAATCGTACTTTTCCTTCGTGATTCTCACCGGTTTCTTTATCAACTGGAAGAGGATCCTCCATAACCAAAACTTGACCGATGTATTGACGTTTCTTCCAATATTTTTTACCATTTTCTTTGTCTTCGGCTTTGTAGTATGCTGCAGATACTTTACAGATTGGACAATCTTCGTCATACATTTTCATACATGGTACAGATTTTTTCTCACCATTGATTGTTAATGTATGCATCTGTTTTTCTACAAGGAATCCCATGGGGTTGTCGGTGTCAGCATCAGGCAGAAAGCGAACCACAGCCTGTTCACCGAGTTTCATATTCCAAAATGGGTAGTAATTATTCTTTAGTCCCTCACCGTCGTTCGTGTCAGGTTTTTTGAATTGTGCTTTGAGTGCATCTAATGTAAGTTTAGCCATATTATTTCTCTTTTCTCTTTTCTCTTATGATTGTTTTTGTGAGAGATGTGACCCTGTGTCACTTTGATTTTAAGTTGGCGATTCTCTTCGCCAACTATTATCGATATTAATACATATTGATAATCTAGTCAACAATTTAATAAATCAAATTGTCATGATAGTATTTATCATTAAAATATTAAAGGTATACAATATTTTACTATATAATACTATATAGTAAGAGGCTGATATGAATGAAATTGATGTACATATATTAATTCCAAACATTTATTACAGAATGGATTGGTACGATCAATGTATCAGTAGTTTATCCAATCATCCAATTAATATACACCACACAAAGAGTGTAGATGGTGATATTAGACAGGCAAGGTTACATGGTTTTACTACTGGGTCTGCTCCGTATGTGTCGTTTGTAGATGTAGATGATTACATTAATGAAGGGTCTTACGAAGCCTGTTTAGATGTGTTAGATCACAATCCGGATATATGTGGAGTATATACTACATCCACTCACATCAAAGTTGACAGTATTGGAGGAGAATATAACAAAGGACTTATCCATCCATATAGACCATGGTCCATAGATGCTGGGCAAACTAACATTGCTGAAATCCACCAACTCGTAGTAATGAGACGCAATTTACTTACAGATCTATACAAAATAGTATATAATGATATACCAAAAATGGTATATTCGGAATTATACTTATACTGGGCTTTAGCACATATAGCCCCTTGGAAAGCTGTTGATTTTGTTGGTTATAACTGGAGAGATCATAGTGCTGGAGCTCATCACCACAGAATAGATGAAATGGAATTAAGGCGATGTGTCGGGTTTATTCGACAGAACCATCGCCCATATTTACAGTATTAACATATTATCCTGTTAGAGAACTACCAGTTAATATTATGGTAACATCTTTAATATTAGATTCTATCACACTGGGCGTATACAAGTCTAGTACATCCCCTCTATGCATCGTGAATGGTGCCGGTATGTTATATGTCATAGTACTGACGCCAGCATTAAAACTAACTGTGCCTACACTAACATTATTTAATTTTATTGTGTATGTTACACTAGTGACCGGAGCCACTTTGCATACCCCAAGTGGAGGGTTAGTTATTGGGTCAATAACTATAGTTCTAGGCGAAAGGAATGATCCCACATCTGATGAACCGTAAATCATATTACCAGCAACAAAAAATGATATATCATAAGGAATTGTGTACACATGATTGTCTACATATTGCTTGGTTGCTGCTTGTAAAGGGGATTGTGGATCCCCATACAGTTGCAGTAATCCAGACATAGTATCCCCAGATTTTGATACTACACCAGATAGATCTACTGGACTCCATATAGGTGGATTATCAGCACCTTGGGATGTCAATAATTCTCCAGCCTGTCCCACATTACCAGATAAACTCCACTCTCCAAGCGCTGTTATACGCAACCTTTCCCAGATACCATATATACCAGGATCTACGCCTGTCCTAAAACTAATATAACCTGAGTCCGAATTAAAACCAGCCCCACTATTAGTACCCGCATTTATAAAAACAGATCCTGGGTTTCCGAGTTGATCTATACCTTCACCAGCTTGAATAGTAATATCTCCAGCAGCATAGTTACCTGCCTGTGAGGGACCTGCGTACAAAGCTATCGATCCACCCATACCACCAGCTGCGCCGCCTGCACCAGCAGTGACATTGACATTACCACCATCTCCGTGGTTACCACCCTCTTTAGCATCAACGTATATGGATCCACCGAATCCGCCATTGAATCCAAACCCTGATTCTATCGTCACGTCTCCACCATTTGCGGGAACTCCTGTTGGTGTCACTTGTACCATTGTAGCACCTACTGGTGCTAAAACAGAGGCACTTCCTGCTGATAGTGTTAATTTTCCACCGTTCCCGCCCGTTATTCCTCCAGTACCAGCTTGTATCAATACTAAGCCACCATTACTACCAAAGCCGTCGTTTGATGATGCATCTGGACCTCCAGCACCGGCTAATATATTAATTTCTCCACCGAAGCTACCGCCACTGGCATCACCAGAAACAAGATGTATACTACCACCATTATAGTTGTTTGTTGGATCATTGATATCAGCTGATGCTGCTTGGATTTGTATGGCAGATGGTGTAACTGTTGCTAATGGAATAAAATTAAACATACCAGTAGACACATCTACAGAAAACTCGGGTGCACTAGTTACTGATGTACCGGATCCATATACTACTTGTCCAATTGGTTGTGCTATATCGCCCAATAAATTATCTACATATTGTTTTGTGACTGCATCTAATGCATCAACAGGGTCAGCAAATAGAGTCAACATACCGGTCATGATACCACCAGCAATTTTAAGATATTCGCTGTGTGTGTGATTAACCAGAGCAAATGCTGTAGAATCAAGACCATCGATTGTGTCTGCATCCAAATGACTTCCACTTCCGCCTACCACATTTAATATATTTGCAGATAAACTTAGGTTAGCTCCTGGTACAATTGACATTTGCCCACCAAACTCTATCCATTTTACTGCGGCTGCATTAAATGCATATTGGTGGAAACTATGAAGGGATAGCACATTGTTGACATACACAGCATTATTATTAACTGGAACATAGAATGTCCACGATGGTGAATTCCATATAGCTACATTGTTTTTCTGATTAAGGAATGATCCAGTTGGTACTGTAGATGATTCTATAGCAACACCAATGCGCATACCTGCTGTCGGTACACCTAAATCAGTCCAACCCACAGTGGAACCATCCCAGCGCATCATATGCCCATCTTTGCCTGCCCATACGCCATTTCCGCCTGAGGCAACAACGTATATGTCTGTATAGCTTGGATTGTTTGGTGGTGAGTTTAAGTTATCGGATACTAAATTTACATACGAAATTGGATCTATCCAGATTAATCCCATTACTCTAGAATCTACATACTGTTTAGTGGCAGCCTGTAGTGTTGTTGTTGGATTACCTGATAAAGTTAACAATCCAGTCATCGTACCACCGGATAAATTCAATTTATTAGTATCTAATAAATCGATGGTGTTTTGTAAGTTATCAGATGGTAATCCCGTATGTCCAATATAAGTCACATCTGTAGCTGGGTGAGTATGGGGTTTTGGTGTTCTAGCATCGGTAAGTCTAGGATCATTATCTCCCACTACCAAAGGATTGTTAACATCTGCTGGTACAGTAACCATCTTAACTATACCAAATGCAGTTGTTGTAGCAACACCTACCGTTGCTACATTACCATTGATTCCTGGCGCACCGGGACCACCTAAACCTTGTTCTATGAATATTGTGTTTGGTGATATAACCCGGGCTATTGGTACTGCTTTTGGGCGTAGAGAATTTGTTACATGAGGGTCTATATCTGTCAGAACACCATTTGTATCTACCCATAACGGAGTATTAACATTACTCCAATTCCAATTTGGGTTAGTAACAATACCTTGTAATACGAGATTTGTTACATCTCCATATAGTTTACCGTCTGTAACGATGGCTATGATTGCATTCCCTATATCTTCATATGAGGCCAGGCCAATTCGGTCAAATGATTTATAGGTAACTATGCTATAATCCGGTATATTCTCAGCAGCAAAAGCTGTAATTACAGCTGGCTCTAGCTTCGATGTTTTTATATTTGCCCCATCCACGAAGAATTGATCTTCAGTGGTCATAAACATACCGTTGGATTGTGTTATAACTTTACCAAAACCATCAAATAATATGCGACCGGAGTCGTACGATACTGCTGTACCTACCTGTGTTCCTAAATTATTATATACAAATGTATCAGTACCAGTGATTTTTGCAATGAACACGCGTATATACTCGACCCAAACGGATCCTGTCCATACTTTTGTAGTATTACTATTTGTGTCAAACCAATGTTGATCTACGGTGGGATTGTTTACAGGTATGGTGCCACTTATGGGTGCTACTAAAGTTTGACCAAAAGTGCGCATACCTGTTAATTTATTGATATCTATGTACAACCAATAATCAGTTGCAGGTGTTAAATTAGTCCAGGCAGTGTATTGATTTATGTTTTGTGGTTCTGTGTGATAATATTCTGCAGAATGATAAGAAAGCGTGAGTACAATTGGGCCATTGGCAGTAGATATGGCTATATCATTTGCTATTTTCTGTAAGCAGCTAGATGGTCGTTGTACTACACCTTGTCGAAATGGTAATCTCATAATATTTTCCTATATAAACTATACTTTTTATATATTTATGTACAGTCTCTATAACATATATGGATATTACCATTATAATTTTAATTAATGTCTGAATTCGTAGACGATTTCAAAATCCGGACATTCATAAAACATTTGTGGATCTAAGTTTTTAGACTTTACTATCATAGATTCGAAATTAGCAAAGTCGGTAGCATAATTTGGCTCCTTTTGTAGCGCTACTCTAACCAACTCTACGCAACTTAATGCTCGATCATTAGATAAATCAAATAAGGTATCGTAAGGTTTACCTAGTTCTGTTTTCGCCCTATCCAAAACCGTTGTCCAATATTCTAGTGACATAGATTTTGGTTTTAGTAAAGCAACAGAACTGCATTGATTATCAAATACCCGATTAAATGGTGAATAAGTCACACCGGTACCAATCGCCTCAATCAGTCGAAAATCATCATCATTATCGACAGTATCTTCAAGGTTCATCAATACATGTCCGTAATATCCCCAACGCCCAGTCAAAAGGAAATGAGCCAGGGATATCGCATATGTTGATAAATGGCCGTTGTGTCTGGTCATAATAATATAATAATTAGATATTAATTTATCGTGAACAGTTTTCAATTCTTCAGCTGTAGCAACTTTCTTAGAAGTCCAGTTAATTTTACCAATAGTTAGTGATATTAGATTTTCAACTTTTTGTATAATATTCATGATAATTCATATCCTTATTTTTAGTTTGGTGGTAAATTTGATAATATTCTAGCACTACGACCTGCTCCAATTAAACCGAGTTGTTCTAATAATTGTACACCAGATATAACATCAGGGTTTGATAGATCTACTGATGCTGATAATTCCATATCTTTTGCCATAGTAAGTAGTATCGCTTTGTAATTAGCTGGGATATTCGTATTCGATTGTACATTATCAACAGCAACTCGTTCATTTAGGGTAAATAACTTACGAAATTCGTATTTGGTTATGGTATTATTAATGCCTATATTCGGATTTGCCATAATCCAATTATCTAATTCATTTTGTGTGGGTAATGGGGATCCGGCATCCCAAACTATATTGGAATAAATTGAACCATCTCCAACAGCATGACATTGCACGCCCGGATAACCAATACCTATTGCATCCATATATGTTAAACTCATAACCAAATACTCCTATTATATAAACTCAAAGATTGTAAAACTGCTGGCAGCAGATCCACCTAAGGTTGCAGTAGCACCTTGGTTCACATACACCGTACCGCTACCATTTGCCCCAACTCGTGCTGAGTATGTAATAGTTGACGCAGATCCCGGATTATGTGTACGAATAATGGATGTATTAACTGGTTTACTAGCAGTTGTTAAATATACTGATGTAGACCCCAGTAACGTGGAATTACTAAATACAGTTGTGGTTATTTGCCTTCCACTAGTATTGTCATCTACTATCAAATTAAACATAATCAAGATTGTAGATGTTGATGATATTGGCGTAAACGAAGTCGACCATATCTGAAATCCTTGACTTATTGTTGGGGCGGTGTTACCATATGGAGTTTGTGTTGTACCAGTCTGTGCTGGTATATTACCAAACACCTGCTGTAGTATATGTCCCGTACTTAACTGGTTCCATTGGGTACCACCATCTCTATACATCACGTTTGTATCTGTTGATATGAATAAATTCCCAATATTTCCTGGTACTGGACGGTTGGCTAATACATCAGATTGTACGACTGGTGTGTTGATTCCCAATAACACAGGTATACCATTAACATCTGGTGTTATTGAGTAACTCTGTGAACCTAAAACTGGTGTAGACATTAAATATTCTCCTGATAATACTATTTATGATTAACCGAATACCATACGCTCATCATTAGCTACATATGTTGCTACATATGATATTGGAGTGCCTGATCCAGATGGTGTTAACACGTTGCCATTGCCACTATAATCAGTAATAGTAGTCACAGTATCACCTGGTGCTGATTCATCGTACCTATATCTAGCATTCAATCCATAAGCAATACCATCTCTGGTACCTGCACAATTATATATGGTATTAATCTCATATAACCCAAGTACTCTATTAAATAACAACGTATCATCAATCATTACTGTACTCGTTTCGTTGGTTGATCCAGTTGGATATCCATTAATGTACATTGTTGTTAACACTCCAGCGACTTGTGTTGCTGTGGATGTTGTGATCAATACCCCATTAATATATAGGGTGTGATTGATACCATCGTAAGTATATGCAACATGAATCCATTGGTTATTAGTTGGAGTATATAACCCAACGGCGTTAATTAATTCACCACCACCCCACGTCCATATATTTATAGTACCCGAATTAGTTTTAGTTCCTATTTGTATAGCAGTCGTTCCTGGTAGATATACTCCTACCATACTAGCAGTTACCCCAGCAGACCAATTTGCATAGTTTATCCAGGACATAAACGTAAGTGGCCCAACAGCATTTGGAAAATTACTAGATGTTGATGTTAAGTGGATGTCTGTTGCTGATAATTGGATTGCCATATTTAATTAAACTCAACGGTAAATTCAGCCAACAACCAGTTTCCGGATAAGTTAGTTCCACCCACTAATCCTGATACTCTACGTGTTAGCTCAAATTGATACAATCCACCCGGCGACAAACTCAATGTAGGCAATGTGATTGTCTGAGAATTATATACGAAAAACGCATTTGTTGGAATACTGATATTTGTCATTTCATATGCAGTTGACCAAGTCGTTAATGCAGCACCATTAGGAATACTGCGAATATATAACCTAGGTTGCACTATGGCAGTAGCTGTTGGTGCAACTTGAGCCCTACCTTTAAATCTAATCGTCATTGATGTTGCGCCAGTAGGTACAGTAAATATGCCACCAACACCTTGTTCAACCGTACCACTAAACTGACGCACCACTAATGCGTTATTAGTTGGGTCAGCAACAGCGGCAGACAATGCGTTAATAGTCCAATCCGAGTTATTAGGTGAATCCAGACTAGATGCATAATATGTTAATGTCCGTAATGGTATACCAAGATCACTTGGTGCTAATACTACCGATCCAGTTTTCCCTTGCACAGAGGACACTGCACCAGAGCCTACAACAGTGAATCCATTAGCTATTACAACAATTCTCACTGCTCTGGAATTACCAGCAACAGTTACTCTTGTTGTATTAGTATTTGTAAGTGTGATACTATCTGCCTGCACCAAGACATTTGTTGTGTTATCAAACAACGATACCACAACGTTAGTAGTACCTAAGTTGTGCACAAAATCTTGGTAGTATAAATTCCCTGATAATAAAGTCCAGGTATTAAGTACCGTACTAGCCGAAGTTACTAATGTGCTCTTAGGAACCCATTTGGTACCATTATACGAGAGCACATTATTAGCAGCTGGCGCTATAGTGGCAGTATCCACATCAGACATTTCTCCAATGAATAGTTGTCTAAATGTTGGAGCAGCAGTTCCTGTAGTTGGTCCAGCTAATACTGTATGTGCAGCCTGATTTGCTAATGTTAGTGTTAATGTGCCAGTGGATGTTACTGGGGAATTAGTAACAGTTAAGAATGATGGTGCAGCTAATCCAACGGATGTTACCATATTTCCAGATGTTACCATATTCTGCCAAATTCCAGCTTGGTAAAATTCAAATAATGTAGTAGTTGTATTATATCTCATCATTCCAGCAACTGGAGAAGGTCTATCAGCAGTGGCACCTGACGGAACAGTAACGGCGGCTAAACCTGGTAGTATGGGATTATTAGCAATGCTTATTGTAGGGTTATTTAATATACCTGCACCATCGGCGACTGTAATTTGATTAAGGGTGCCAGTAATCTGTCTTGGAGTTAATATACCAGGTGCAATTTTAGTGACTATACCAGTGCCAAGAGTTGCTAATGAATTGATAGTAGCATCATATGCCTGAACTCCCGATACACTACCTGGCGCAGCATTGACCCATTTACCAATGCCTGTATTAAAAAATAAAATATTTCCTTGAGTGACACTACCAATTGTAGTATCGATTAATGTACTTAATGCTGTGTGATGTGGATTGGATGTTGAGTTAATATGGGCATCGATCTGCGCATGGGTATACGTTCCGATATTTTGTATTAATGTATGATCTATGGATGATTTCGTAAAATGTATAGTATTATCCGCAATATGACTATCTTGTGTACTACCATCAATAGCTATATTACGACTATTCACTGTACCGGTAGTAATTATATTACCGACAGAGTCAATAGATGTTAATGTATTGTGTGAGTTATTTGTTATTTGGAATAATGAGCCTGTTACTCCCGCACCTTGCTGTATATTAACAGCCCCTTGTGATTGGTTTATTGTTATGGTCGGAGGTATAGAATTGTCATAAGATTGTTGTAATGTGCTTAAAGATAGCAGGTGCCAATCCGTTGTACTAGTTCCTATCTTATTGTACAGATGTCCATTAGTACTTTCTAAAAACAAAGATCCTACAGGGGCATCTTCACCAGCCCCTGTACTAGGATCAGCAGAACCTTGAAATATAGCTACCATGTCCTGAATACTTAGGACATCTACTCTAAATGCATCATCGATTATAGCCAAAACAAAGCTCCTGTGGTATTATATTATATAGTAACTACTAATTACAAAACTGTAACACGTTTTGCTGTTACATTAACTGCTGTTGTTGATGATACTACCAAATTCAGAGTACCACCCACTGATAAAGTAACATCAAATGTTAAACCAGCTATAGATGTACCCATTTTTAATACAGCATAACGAGTCATATCTACTGAGACGCCATTGTGGGTTGCAAAAATTTCCATCGCCATAACATTAGTAGAATCAGCAGCATTAACTGCACGTACCACCCATTTAGCTCCAACAGAAACTACTGCATCTAATGTCACAACCGTCGTTACGTTAGTCGAATTAGATTCTTTATTGTTAGTAGTAACAGCAGTATCTAACGCTTGTATGTTAGCATTGATCTTATTTGAAGATAATACATAGCCACCATTTGTAACATTAGCTCCTAATTCGGTATCTAATGCACCAATAGCTGTTTCCAATGATGTAGCATTAACAACGAAGTTTGTTGATGAATAAGTTGGAGTTTCCGATCCAGCACCTGTTTTACCAATAAACGTACGGACGTAACCGAGTTCTGTCAATTCTGATTGATTTGCAAGTACCCAAGAACCACCATTGAATGCATATTGTTTACCAGCAGCAGTACCTGAATCTACAAATACCATATCACCATTAGTAGCCAGATTCGTGTCCTGTACAAATACACCATTTGTCTTGTTGTAAATATAAACGTTTGGTGCACTTAACAAATCTGAAAACAATACACGACCACCATCGTTAATAGTTTGACCATCGATTGTAATAGTAGCACCTGCAGTCCCAACAGGGAGTGTCGTAATTCCTCCAGCATCTACAATAACTGGCTCTCTCCATGATATTTGGGAAGCAATATCAGCTTTTGATGCTAATTGAACCCATTTATCCGTGCCGACACCAGCTGTTATTTTGGTCCATAATGAACCATCGGTTGTGTTCATGTATTGTGAAGCTACTGGTGCTAGTGATGAATCACCTGCAGTGCCTGGTGCACCTGCACCTTCCAACAATTGAACGGTTTCATTTAATTCTAAACCACGGTATATACGAAAGAAATCTTGAGCCATTTTAATTCTCCTAAATTAATATATTAATATTTATGTCGTTGTTTGTATTCTTACTATATGAGCATGTAAGTTAATATCTTCGTTATTTTGAATCATTAGTTGTAACTGGTCACTACTAATGGTTACATCTATATTATGATTTATTTCATCGCCAATTGTAGCATACCGAGTAAATCTCGGATATGTCCCATTTTTATGATGTGCTAGAATTTCGTATGATGTTATTAATGCATTATCATCTGTTGATAACGTCACAATCCACTTTACTGCAATGTTGTACTGCCACAAAACAGAGTCTACTGATGATGAGGTTCCTATAGGAATAGTTATATTCGATGATGAGGTTCCAGGAATGCTTGACGTAGCCCCATGTGGTGTTGTTAAGATAAATGCCATTGATAAATATCCTGGTTACAATTCATTAGTTTATTTTATTTATACTTCTTATTTATAAAGATAAATAAACGAAAGAGTACTATTCGGAGACAGTTAGATGATCATTAACTCATATTTTTCAATCAGTGGTGTACCAGCGACGACATTAACACCTACTATAACAGTGTGGGAAGTTGCTTCTACCCCATCTATTATCTACACTTTGGTTGTTGATAATGATCCTGTATTAGGTAACAACAATGATGGGTTTTATTCGTACAACTTCACTGGATATGATAACGCTAAAAATTATTTAGTTAGAGTCGATGGTGGGTCTCAATTACCACCGAATGAACGGTATAGTATAGCTACCGTTGAGGCTGCTGCAGGTACAGGATCGTATACAGTACAAGATATTGTGGATGGTATATGGGACGAACCTACAATTAATCACCTATCATCAGGAACTATGGGTGCTTATCAAAACGAAACGCACGCAGATGTTCAACAACTACGTATAGACATGATTACTGCTACTAGTTTAATAGGGACATTACTCAAGTATGAGACGAATAGAACAAAAATAGACAAAAATGCAATGACTTTAACCATATACGATGATGATGGAATTACAGCACTCAAAGTATTCAATCTGAAAGATAGTTTAGGTAATCCATCGATCACCGAAGTGTGTGAACGAGTACCCACATAATGGATGTAATGGGTGGGTTAGTTACAAAAGGGCTTGGAGGTCCTGCGTGCTGTACACTAATTGTGGGTTTAGCACAACTCAAACTAGAGTGTAATACTACTCCGCTCCGTCAAACAATACAGTACGATGGTGGGTCTCGTCCATATGCACCTGGGGAAATAGCCAATTTGTACAAACCAGTAGCAAGTAATTTACAACCATTGAATAAAGGTGCCTTATCATTATGGAGACCATATAATCCTCCAGTACCATTAGATAAGATTACTGTGAAGGTCGTATTTAAAAAAGATAAGATTGATGTTATGGGTGAAGATTTATCAGAATTTGAACAGGTGGACAATGTGTATACTAGGGAATTTATGGTTCCTAGAAGTAGGACTAAAATTATAGCAACAGTCAATAATATGATGAATACATCTCACCAAACCATTAAGGTTACGGCTAATAATTTACGTAGTTTAGCTACGAAAATTAAAGTTAATATTACTAGATTTAGAAAAAAATAGCAATTATGTTTAACAGAGGGATTAAAAATGGATGACCATATAGTATCAATTAACCAACAAAAAGAAAATACTTTACAATTCGATGTGACTATAGATGGAACTGACGCTAGTGACGCTACAGTTCGATTGACTATAGATCTCAATGATGGATCTTTGTTATCGTTTGTATGCATTAGACTAGAGGGTGATAGATATGAGGCTAGAATTCCTGTATTGTCCCATATAGCTAGGACAGCATATCCTTGCTACATCGAAGTTATTACGAATGGATATTATTTTAAAGCAATGAAGGGTGTAGTTAATGTTACAGGAAGTGCTACAATAACAGCTCAACCAACAACGACTGTGTCTAAAACAAATGATACTAAATTAACCAACGTTGATGATAGTGACGAAGATGTTGATAAGGAAACAAAACAGGAAAGTCTCCGAAATATATTTAATACGGCAGCGACACAGCCATCATTAGGGGTACGAGGTATAAAGGATGCTGCAGATAAGGTAATATCAGAATCATCCAAAGCAAAAAAATCCGCATCTAGTAAAAAATCAACAAATGACCCAGTTAGCAATATTGAAAATTTGGCTGAAGATACATATATGAGTCAACAGGATATTAACGATGCCCGAGTGAAACAAGTGTTAGAGTCTGTTGGTATTCAAGTTAAAGCAAAGCGTAGTATACCAAAACTACGTATTAATCGATCAACAGATTGATAATATCAATCTGTCAAAACTTTCATATCTTTCAATACATCCGACAGTTTAATTAGATGTTTACACATCCCAATAGCATCTGTCGGATTCGCAGCTGGTCTAGTAGTTGTTTTACGGTGGTACGTAGGAGGGGCTGCCCCAAATAAACTTCCACTCTGATAATCCTGATCAGCAAATCTATAATAAAAATCCAAACACGTACATCTTACTTGAGCGTCGTTCAATACGGCTGATACTGAGTGTATATGATGTTCTTGATTGTCCACACCTTTAAATGATGTAACATCCGGTGAATCATTTGGTTCATATTGAACATCAGAAAACATCATATTCATTTGATAATTATGTCCGGAGCTATTAGCTCTAGCATTTATTTGTAAGGTATTGGATTGTTCATATGGAATAAATTGTATGGTATTAATTGTCACTGTACTTGTTACATTTTGACGTTTTTTGGTATTTGGGAATCCTCCGATAGTACTAGCCGTCAAATCATCAACAGAATCCTCGTAAATATCTTTCAATCTTCTAATAGTCATAAAATTATCCTATAAATGTTACTTTATTTATAGGATAATTTTATTATTACCCCAGAGTAATCGGATTGTTTGTTTCTATTTCATCAAACTCACCGTAAGATGGCATTTGTATTGACATAAACATCTGTTCTACAGTACCCCAAGGCACATGTTTATCCAGCCGATTTGTATGACGTACATACAACTCATCAATAGATATGGGAAATAATACAGCTACCACTTTATATCCTTTGTGTTTAGCAGCATCAATAAAAAAGTGGCGGCGCTTTGTGCTAATATTAGTATTATCTACAAATACATCAACCTTTTTAACCAACAACTCAAGAAAAGCCTTTTGTGAGTTTGTGTTAAATGTTGAATCTTCCGTCGATGCTAAAAATGCAGCTTGATAATATTCTTTAGGATCTTCAATACTATCATCACCATACCAACGCAATCGTAAGGTATCCCACGAATATACAGCACTAGATTCGGTTCGATATTTAGGATTATTCAAGAATGTTGATTTCCCACTACCTGATGCCCCTATTAAAATGAAACATGTAGGGGCATCATCTGATATATGTCGTGTTATTTGGAATTCTTCACACTTTTTATTAAAATCTGATGTCCAATCAACTACATGTTGACGATTTACTTCCATATTGTCAGATATCCGCCCAAATTGATCAGCTAGTAATACGTTCGTTAACACACGGTATCCCTGATGTATATCAGGAAACATATTTACAGCTGTTTCTACAAGGCGGCTAATCTTATCAGTTTTTGACGTACCATAAGGTAAATGATGTTCAATCATCCAGCTTATCTTCCAGAAATCAGCCGTGGTAATTCCTACCCGTATTAATAAATCAGTATTTTGCACAGCCCAGTCTTCCCATAGACGAGCAGATATTTGCTCATGCCCTGGATAAGAGAAATATACCCCACGTTCTTCGTTATGTCGTTCAGTACGTGCCGCTGGTTTACCTACGTCATGAAACAACGCAGCAAAATAACCACACCAATCCCCAATAGTCCATTGATCAGAATTGACAAACTTAATATATTCTTTAATTACCATTTCGGTATGAACTAACACGTTATCTTCTCTATGCCATAGAGAATTTTCTACCGTATCACGCATTGCAGTAAATAACGGATTATGCAATACGGTTGCGTGAAATAATTCAATAGTGTTAATAGTGTTAATAGGGGTGTGCATGTCATTATACCGAGTAATTGTTAATAGTTATTATTATACATTAAAATATATTTTAGTCAACCTGTTGACTTTTTATATGACCCTAGAGATAATAGTTTTTGTCACAAAGGTTAAGGATAGAACCCTATATTATTATAATAGTCTTAATAGTTATAACTATTGGGATGGCACAACGGCACAACTCTACGCAAATGGATCAAAAGAGTTTGGATCATTGGGATCTGTGAATCCACCAGCTCCTCCATATCCTCCAGCACTATCGCCCATTGACATTGCTAAGCCAACATCACTTTCATCATATTCACCAAAATACTCCTCTTCGCTAACTGAATATAGCGTATCATAAGCATCTTGTTCGTATGTAGATATCTCTTCAAGTAATCGAAGAACTATGAGAACCGCTGATATTGAGTCATCAGTTGAACCAATCTGAGCTTCATAACTTCCATTCTTACGAGCATAGTTTTTCATCTCACCTAATAAAGACTTAGATCTGATACCCAATTTACTACGTTCTACTAATTGTTTGAAGTTTAAGCAAGCCCGAATTTTAGATTTCCCTGTTGTAGTCATTCCTAATCTACCTTTACCTTCTTCTGAAACAAATTCCCCTACATGAGGAGGATTTTCGTCAGCTTGGTATAGTGATATTATACCTTCACCTACACCATTATTTTCAACAGAGAAGTACACATTAGATCCTGCCATACTAGCCTTTTTCAGTATCCAAACTAGTGTTAAGTATAATACAGGGGATGATGTGGTGTTTGACCTAAACTCTGCAACTTGCTGCAAATCAGGAAATGAGAATACCTCAATCGAACTAAAGTCATTACCACTACCTGTAGCTGGGTCTACACCGATTAAGTACGTTTTTCCTTTTTCGAAGTTGCACCACCAATTAATACCTCGGGCATCAGGCTCCGTCATATTTACCTGATCGTTTAATGTATGTAGAAGTATCGAACTAATCAATAATGCATCCGAAGATAAGAAGATGCAATTATGACATAATAACCCATTTGCGAAGTAGGTGTGTGTCTCGGTATTTATTATATCATATGTTGTCTCTTCGCCTACATATGATATGGATGTAATGGTTTTGTTTGGTATACCTATCAAAACCAACCCTATCATCAACTCCTTTGTTCGTATCTCACGTCCATCTTCTGTAAAAAATACATGATTATTTGAAGCATCTATGTCCGTACCATCATCGAATAATACTTTCCATATGTGTTTTATACCCTGATCGGAGATCCCTTGAAAGTCTACATATCCCTCTTGGGTTTGTACTTTCCAACCTCGGTTATTAACTGCCATTTGGTTCATATTTTTTGCCCTTTATCCGATTTTCTGTCATCGACAGCATTTGTAAATTATCAACGGATGCAATCAGTTCTACAGGAATACCATTTCGAAACCCATAAAACAGCGGCACGATTAATACATCCATCTATTCATTTACACCAAACTATCATTATTTTCTAATTTATAATATAACTCTTTCATTGTTAACATTTTTTTGTTACCAAATTCATCCATTATGGTCACAAAAGTATATCCGGGGCAGCACTCATATTCCTGTTGCCATTTCTCTTCACCAATTTTTGCAATTTCAGCCCGTTTGAATGATTCGTCACGACCAGGTGGTTCATCCCATTTAACCCACGTAGATTTAAAATCACTAATACCTAATTCCGCACTTCTCCACAATTGGGCGAATAAATTAGAGTCTCCATTTGGTGTAGATGCAATAATACACGATCCACCCGTAGCCAATGTTGGTGATATCGATGTCCAAAATTCTTCTTGTATACCAGGTCTAACAAAAGCAAACTCGTCGCAAAATAGTAAAGATATTGACATACCACGACCGGAGTTTTCTGATGTTGCAGCTGATACAATACGACTCATGTTATCAAAACCAACACCGTGTTTATTCCAACCGTCATCTGCAACACCTGGTTTGAGCCACGCTGGCAAATATTCATACGCATATCTAATACGCGAAATCATTTCCATTGCGTTAGAATTTTTATTTGCTGCTATGAGGACAGTTTTATCTTCATTAAAAATAGCATACCACAATAAGAATGCTGCTGATGTGGTAGATTTACCAGTCTGTCTGGCGGATAGTACGATATTGTATCGGTTGTGTTGATAATTATAGATTAACGTTCGTTGATAATCATACAATTCAAATTTGATAGCCCCTTTTATAGGGTGTTGAATCATCACATAGGTTTCGATGAAATATACCGGATCTTGTGAACATTTGAGTAATTCTCTTACCTGTTCGGGGGTATATTCCATTTCTTCATGGGCACGCTTGATGCGTGGATTTCTAACCGCCATAGTATTACTCCTTGTTCAATGCGGTTATTTATACTACATATTTTTTGTCATACCTTTAGTTGCTCTGTTCCTTAATCATTTTTAATAATACATTACGATCCATAATCAAGTTGTTATTGACTGTCTTTGGCCCATCAACCTTCCTCATTTTGTCTTTATGTTGTTTGGAATTGGATTTAGCACTCACTGCTGCCAACGCTGTACTTAGAAATGCATTGGCTACTTCCATATTACGGGCACTGAATTTTGGATCATTAGTAAGTAACAACCCAGCCTGATCCGCAAATGCAGTCATAGCAGCATCGTATACAGCTTGGAGCTGATTATCAATTTCAGTATCCTTAGTATCATAATCATCAGGTGCAATAATTTCCGTAGTTTGAAATTCTTCTCGGGTAATAATTGTTGTACCAGGCTCGATATCAAAAATATTCTCCATGGGGTGTTCTATGCAATCTTCTGATGAAATGATTTTCATTTTTTGTTATCCTCAATGAATATGGTAAGTGTGCTTATTTATACACTTTAATCAACACATATACCAAAGGCTCAAACTTATCTACATCTGTGTAAGGAACTCATAACATTGTTTTATGAGGCACAAACAGGATATACATACGGTGGTTTTACTTAAACAATTGGTGTTCAGTGATAATACGGAATGTCCATCCTCGTTGTTCAGCAAATTGTTTAGCACTTTCCCATTTTGATTGGTTGATAGCATATGTTATATTTTCATATAATCTAGTATTGGAATTTCGTGATTTAGATGGTGTAGTTTGTGCCGCCGGCTTAATCTCAACTAACTCGGTTTTAATTTCGCCCTTACATGTCTTATACTTAATATAGTAATCTACATAGTATTTGTGTATTTTCCCATCAGTGGGTTTAATATATGGTATAGCAATCTCCTCACTAGCCCACTCCAATATATTTGGGTTATTATCCAGAAATATGTTAAATCGAAATTCCCATGAAGACATATATCGTATTTTTGTGATATCACCATTGTATTTTTCAGGGTGTTTTGGTGTGTATAACCCTTGTTTAAAATTAGCCATTAGTGTTTGAATATACTTGGTAGTGTTCCAGTCACCACTGAATTCCCTCCAGTTGTAGTCGGTATAGTTTTATAATCCGTCAGTTGTGTACCAGACACAGTAGTAGGTATTAACTGAGTAGATGGTGATGGAACCCCAGTAATTGATACTGGATTAGGGGTAAATGTACTAGTTGTATTGCTAGAGGATTCGCCATGCGATTCATTATCTTTATGTTGTACCTCGCCGTTTGCATTTAATCCCTCTAGATGCGTATTCAGAGTTACATCTTCGTATATGTCTGGCACTTTCCCTTTAGCAGATACACCAGTATCTATAAACACTGTATCATAAGCTAACTGTAACGTAATACTGCTCAATCCAGCATCTTCCATTGATAATGCATCTAGAGACATTTGCATCACTTTGGGGTTTTTGAATTCATATATATTCATAAATTTACCATAATCATATACATGATACAAATTAATAGAACTTAAAATAGTCATCGAATCTTCGGTGCTAGATGTACCTTGAGGAGTTTGTAATGTACCAAATGAGCCTGCATAGTTATTAGTTGCTAATGTACCATGATGGCCTGTAAGATCATATTGCATACTAATTTGTTGGTAGGACAGTGGGTCAGTGGATCCCTGTACGTTGGCAATCGGACTAACTGCTCGTAAGTATGATGCGAAAAAATTCATCGATTTATTGTGGATATCATCATGAATTTGTATTGTTATGGGTTCATATGTGGTAGACTTTGGTATTTTTGTACGGTATCCATACATATTGACGTCATCATGCTGAATGGATATATTGGGTCTATCAAATTGTTTAATCAGAAATGCAAAATCGTTTTTGAATTCCTTTCCCGACATACCACCATTAAATTTGAACTCAACCACATACAAAAATTTGTATTTTGGGGCATGTAGAAATAAATCATCAGCATAAGCCTTAACCGGTTTAATTTTTTCTGCCTGACCATTAGCACCAGTCGTTGAACCAGATACACTAGCTCCATATACACTAGCTATTGAACCAGTCCCCTGTAATTGTGATACATTAACCAAGCTCCCTAACGATAGCATCTGACTAGCGGTTGCGTTGTTGTTTAATGCAGCAGCCTTGGTCACATCTAATGATGATAGTGAATTAACACTCTTTTGTGTTACATCCCCACTCAAAATACCTTGAAATATTTTATTAGCGGCATCTACTCCAGCACTAACAATGGCACCGCTAATATTACTTAATTCTGGTAATGAACTCGCTGGAATACCCAACGCGCTTAATATTTGTTGACTGCCTTTACTAACAAATCTAGACAATCCTGATTGTATCGAATTATTGTATTTTCCGGTTACAGCATGCACTCCTCTGCTAACAATACCATGAACCTGCCTATCAACAGAGTTGCTTATCGTGCTTTGAGCGCCTTGTGCAGCACTTCCAAATAAATCTTCTAGCGACATATAACCACTCCCATTAATTGCATGTATTTAATATTTATATTTATGTTTACTCTGGTCAAACAAAAAGGCCATGAAGGCCCCTTTGTTTGATGGATACTGTATACTTGTATTTTATTAAACACTACCACCAGATGTTGCATAACCATTACCATTATCACCAGGACGTCCACCACCATATGGGTGAATAACTTGTCGAGCGTGATCAAATCTGATTGATATATTAATTTTCATAGATTCGTTGTCAGCATATGCCATTTCATTCCAGTTTGTTTGCTTTAACCAACAACCTTCTAGAGTCCATGTCTCGAGTGGCTGTGTATTACCATCCAAAGTCTCAATGATTGTCTGGAATTTATACACAGCACCATTTCCAGCTGTAGCTAAATATAGCTGAGCAGCAGGATCGCTACCAATCAACCATTGTTGCTTTTGTAGTTGTTGTTGTATAATTGTTGCTGCTTGTCCTGTAATATCATCTTCGAATACTATAGCACATTCTTCCCAGTTGTGTTTACCAGCAACCCAAGCCCTTGAGTTATAACGATGCAATTCAACTTCTTCGAAGGAGAGACTAGGCCGCGCAACTTGTATAGCTTGGATGGATAATCCTTGACTAGCAGGAACATATCCGATGCTATTGAACATCACCCGATATTTGTTTTTTAGTTTTGGTTGTAATATTCCGGTTCCAATATCCGGTATTCCAAAGTCGTTAATTGTCGCCATGTTATATATACTCCTATATAATAATAATATATTGTGTTCGTTTGAAGTATTTATGGAAGGTTTGTAAAAATGAATGAAAAATTGAAATCGCTAATAGATCGAAGTAATACACTTAAAAAGTGTGGTAAGTTAAAAACACATCCCGGATACCCAGAACTGTTGGAATTGACACAGTTTCTCCCTTTAACAGCTTTTGTTTCTACCAGGATATGGCATGTAACCAATAATATACTATATATTCCATTATGTAAAATGTGCACCAACCAAACCAAATGGCGCAAGGAGACAAATACATATAACATATATTGTGGTTCCAAGTGTGCACATTCTGATGCCTCTGTAATAGAGAAAACCAAAAAAACTAATCAAGCAAAATATGGAGCCGATACTGCAATGCAGAATGTAGATATTCGGGAAAGAATTATTCAATTGTGGGTGGATAATATGGGTGTTGATAACCCATCTAAATCTACCACCGTTAAATATAAAAAACAAAACACCAGCCAACTAACTTATGGGGTGCCACACTCTTTGAGTAGCCCTATTGTTATTAGAGCTAGACAACAAAGCAATTTGTTAAAATATGGACATACGAATGTATTAGCGTCTACCTACGGCAAGGAAACATCTCATAAATCCATGCTAGATAGATATGGAAAATCCTATCCTAATCAACAACATATTAGTGATGACACGTTCGCGTTACTTAATAACAAAGATTGGTTATACGATCAACATTATGTATTACAAAAAACGCTTACTACAATCGCATCTGATATCGGGGTAGATGGAGTTACTGTCAGTAAATATTTACATAACCATGGACTGATAACCAAATATCACCAATGTTCAACTGGGGAACGAGCTGTGGGGGATTTTATTGAACAGTTAGGGGTAAATATCACCCGTAATGATAGGAGTATTATACCTCCATTGGAAATTGATATTTTTATACCTGAACATAATTTAGCTATTGAATATTGTGGATTGTATTGGCACAGTGATCAATTGGGAAAACACAAAAACTATCACAAATCTAAATACGAAGAGTGCAAAAAAAGAGGTATTCATCTATTGACTATATTTGAGGATGAATGGCTACAAAAGACTGAAATATTTCATAAAAAGATAGTATATCTCTTGAACAAATCACCAAACCGGGTATATGCCAGGCACTGTGACATTCAAACATTAACTGCTAATCAGAAGCGCTTGTTTCTGCAAGAAAATCATATTCAGGGCAATGGTGCAGGGTCAATTAATTATGGATTAATATATGATGGTATAATAGTAGCTTGTATAACATTCCAACAAACATCACCTGGAGTCTATCTATTGAATAGATATGCAACATCGGTTAATGTAGTTGGTGGATTTAGTAAATTATTGAACCACTTCAAAAGAAATATAAAATGGACTAAAATTACAACATTTGCAGATCAGCGATTTAGTAATGGAGATTTATATAATATTAATGGTTTTACTTGTGATAAAATAATTCCACCAGATTACTATTATTCCCCTGATGGGATAAACAGATTCCATAAATCAAATTACCGCCGAAAGAATTTACCACATTTATTAAAACAGTTTGACCCAGCATTAAGTGAAGTAGAAAATTGTTTGAATAATAATATATTAAGAATATGGGATTGTGGAAAACTTCGTTATGTATTAACTAATTATACATAACCCATAGTTCTGTATATGTTACATACTATTAAGACAAATAGTTGGATAACTTCTAGACAAAAAAATCCTCGCTAAGCGAGGATTTTCAATGAGTCTAAAAATAGTATGGATTACTAACCCATAGAAGCGCCGGTTGATAATATACGAATAGGAACATATATAAATTCCACAGCTTTCGTTGGTTTAAGAGCTATATCAAGGTACAATTCATTACGATCGATTCTATCTGGAGTGTTGTTAGAATCATCACAGATGGTCGCGAAGTCATACAGACCACGCTTGTGCATAATACCACCCAGATAACTATCAACAACAGCTTTCAAGTTATTTCGTGTTAATTGGTCATTCGGCTCAAATAAGAAGCTAACAACATTTTTACGAATTTGACGTTTAATCATTTTAATCAAACGGGATACGTTAACACGATCCATTGCACTTGCGTCCATAGCAGATGTTTTTTGACCCATAACAACAATACCACGCCCTGGCAAATTAGCAATCGGGTTAAGGTTCGTTGTATACTTGTACATATTATCTTTCTGACCAATTGTCAACGGCGCAGGAACAAAAGTAGTTGCTGTTCCTAGTGTGCCAGTAATATAACCCATCTGAGACATTCCAGTCACAACACCACGACGGGTACCAGCAGGTGCCCAAAATACATCAGCCTGATTATCGCTGTATACATAGGTTCGTAATGCAACGCCACTAGCTGCAACTACTATATTTTCGCCAGTGAATGGATGAGGTGTTAATCCGTGTGGATAGTAATATGCAACATGCTCACTATGTATGCGGGTGCTTGTACTAGAATCAGCCCATTCAACTACTTGATCAGGGTCAAGATTCATTGGTGTATCTCCAATTACCAAGGCTTCTTCCATAATATCAACACTTAAAACATTAAGCTCATTTACTAACTCATGATATCCAGGACATACTATCAGGTTGTATTCAAAGTTTTCAGCTCTAACTGATTGGTTGCTTCCAACAGTAGCTTGTAATGCAGTTGTAATAGCTAATCTACGAGCAGCATCATTAGCACCAAGACTTGTGATATTTAGAAATTCAACCGTGTATCGGAAATCTGTAGCTGCATCAACTAGCAATTGAGCTGCTTCAGCTGGAGTCCACTCAGTTGCTACTACAGAACCCATACTAGTGCTAACCCACTCAGCAGTCATACCAGCAATACCGATAAACGAACCTGATGATGGTTGATCATATCCATTTGCATACACAAGTTGTGGAATTGCAGTAAAATCATACTCAAACCAATTATTAGTAATTATGCCTGAGTTATCACGAACAACTATTCTAGCAAATGAATACATATCATATACCATCTGCATTGCTGTATTGACATCCGATTTTAATTCAGAGTCTGTCACCGTTACTTTATACAATGGATTGCTTGGAATGTATTGATTTGCTGTATTGTATTCTGCAATTCGATTTGCAGTAATTTGCTCTACCAATGCTCCAGCCCCTGAAATAGCATCGATAGTTTTGCGATTCCATAAAGCTAGGATACTATTACGGTCATCATCCAAATTCACATTCGCTCTAACAACAAATGCCCGATTACCAATACCCAAAAATTCAAACATTGCCGCAAGACCATACTCATTTCGAGCATCACCATGTTGTGGGTTACCTTGATAATCTTTCCAGAAAATCGGCGACCCATAAAGACTATACAACTGATTCGCTGATGTGATCGTACGGATTACATCATGTTCGGTAGTTCCTTCATAAGGAAGCCCAGTTGTGATGTTTATTTTTTCGTCAGCTGTTGCAATAAAAAATAGTGGTACGGTGGTTGCGCTGGCTGGAATAAAAAATGATTCGTCAGTGACCGTAACACTAACTCCGGGGGATACCAATGTAGCCATGAATATTACTCCTTTAATAGGTTGACTTAATTATAAAGTATTTATAACAAAGTGTTTATTTTAGTTAATAAATATGGTGTTTTACAAAACCCACAAAATTAACCAACTTCACCGAGTCAAATTTTAGCAAATATCTGTAGATAATATCAATAATTACACCAATGGCAACAATAATAGAAATCCAATCTGTTGTAGTTTCATGCTTTATTATTTTTATTGTTATTTTGTGGTCATATTATAACTATATCAATACACTTACATAAATATAAGTAAAGAAATTATTAGGAGAGTACGATGCTTGCAGATGGCTTATCATTATCGAACACCAGGTCACTATTGAATTTAAATATAGAGTTGGGGCCCACATTTCCAACAACCCCAAACCAAGGTAGGGTTTTTTATCTTAATGCAGTATCTGGGTCACTGGCTATAGGGTTATATGTATTTGATGGTACAGCATGGCAATCAGGTGATATTACTAGTGTCATCGCTGGAAATGGATTACTGGGTGGTGGTACCATAGGTGATATTACATTATCACTCGATCCTTCTGTCGTATCGACTGTATCATCATTAAATGCAGAAATTACTAGAGCAGAAGCTGCTGAAACCACATTAACAACTAATTTAGCAGCAGAAGTAACAAATAGAACTGCTGCAGATGCATTAAAAGTTAATATAGCTGGTGATACTATGACTGGGTTATTGGTATTATCTGGCGATCCTACACTAGCATTAGGCGCAGCTACTAAACAGTATGTTGACTCTACGGAAGCAACAATAGTAACTAGCGTATCTAATGAAGCCTCGGCGCGAACAGCAGCCGACGCACTAAAAGTAAATAAGGCCGGTGATTCGATGACCGGCAACTTAGTAATGGGCGGCTCACAAATACAAAGTGTTGGTTCTCCTGTTAATGCGACAGACGTAGCAACAAAAAATTATGTTGATTCATTAGTGTCGGGTTTGAGTTGGTTGAGTCCAGTCGATGCAGTATTAGCGAATCATACTACATTTCCATCTCCGGTTAGTGGAAACAGAGTATTAGATACAACTGACAACAAAATATATACATACTCCGGGACAGCATACGACTCAGGTTATACTCCCGTAGATGGCAATGCAGTTTTTAATAAAGCTGACGAAACCGGCTATGTATTTTCTGGTCTTACATGGGTACAATTCACCGGTACCGGTCAAATAACAGCAGGTATTGGTCTATCTAAAACCGGCAATCAGATTGACGTCAATTTAGGTGCAGGTATAGCTCAATTACCGACTGATGAAGTTGGTGTTGATGTTTATGTGACTGGTGGTTTGATGAATACCGTAGATGGAGTTAATTCATCTACATTAACAAATGCTCAGCTTTCATTAACTAATTTAGGCACAGCCGGAACTTATAAATCAGTAACCACAGACAGTTATGGTAGAATAACTGCCGGTACAAATCCAACGACTTTAGCTGGTTATGGCATCACTGATGCACAATCTGCGTTAGGTTATACTCCAGTTAATAAAGCTGGTGATACCATGACTGGCGTGCTCAACTTTGATACTACGGGAAGTTCATATATAAGCAAAACAACCGCTAATGGTAATGCTACTTGGTTGCAACAAGATGGAACTGGACGTCAAAACTGGTATTGGAACACAACCGGCGGATCAGCACCAACTTTTTATTCTGCATCAGAAGATGCTTCTAATCTGACTATGCATGTTAGCAATAATGGCGCCGGTGGATCATTCTTCCATCGATCATCTAGTGGAGTCGGTAAAGCCGCAGGAGATCCGATAACATGGACAACTACTATATACACCGATTTGAATACGTTTACTTACAAAGGTCAAACGGTATATCACTCGGGTAACTTAACAAATCTGAGTCAGTTGACAAACGGGCCAGGATATATTACTGCAAACCAAACCATTACTTTAACTGGCGATGTTACTGGTTCTGGTTCATCAAGTATAGCAGCAACATTATCAAATTCAGGTATTACGGCTGGAACATATACTAAATTGACAGTTGATGCTAAAGGTAGAGCTACTGTCGGCGCAACTTTGGCCTCTAGTGATATACCTGCTTTGGATTGGACTAAAATAACAACTGGTAAACCTACAACATTATCTGGTTATGGCATTACCGATGCACAATCTGCGCTTGGTTATACTCCAGTAAACAAAGCCGGTGATACTATGACTGGTGCTCTTACTAGCAACGGTGGTTTTTACGGTCCTTTGATAGAACTTGGGATAACTACTGCTGCATCTACACCATTCGTCGATTTCCACTCATCTGGTAATAACATAGATTATGACTCACGAATAATAGCTAATGGCGGTAATACAACAGTAGGCCAAGGCGCCTTGACTTATAATGCTGCGGCGGGACATAATTTTTACGGTCCAATGATAGTAAACGGGACAACTGGATCTACTGCCGACGTTACTATTAATAACACTGGTGCTAACGGCGCAAATTTGAAATTAACTGGTGATGGAGCAACTACACCTAGCAAAACAATACGAGTTCATTCTGGCACATTAGAAGTTATCAACAATGCATATACCACATCGGTATTATCTTTAACTGACGCCGGTAATTTGAGCATATCAGGAACTTATAGCGGTAATGGATCTTCATTAACTAGTTTAACTGCCGCTAATCTAACGGGAACTATTTCGTCTACCGTGTTAGGTAATAGTACTCTATATATAGGTACCACATCGATACCTTTAAATAGAGCTAGTGCAGTGCAGACATTAACTGGTGTTAATTTAGACACTACTACAATATCTGGTACGTTAGAAACTACTGGTGCCGTTATAATAGACGCCAATGATTTCCGCTTTAAGCCTGGTACCTCTGGAACTTCTGGTATAAGCGTTATAGCTAGAAATGATGGTGCTAATTTTTACCTTTTGACAACAGCAAATAATGACGCACTAGGCACATACAATACAT